ATGTAGAAGAAATCAATGACACAATTCAAGTCGTCAAAGAATGGCAACTGACTGAAATAATTACCACCGTTATAGATCTACGACGCCGTCGTGCCACTGAAACACAAACAGAACCCAACACACTGGGTATAATTCCCTTTATACAAGCATATGCTGAACGCAGCCCTGTTCGTGGCATTGGCATCAGTGTAGTAGATGATATAATTGATCAACAGGCTGCCATATATAATGAACTCAGTGAAGTAGAACAAAGTGTTCGTTTAGATAGTCATCCCAGTTTGGTCACAACCAGTGATACAAATATTGGCACTGGAGCAGGCAGTGTAATCACCGTGCCAGAAAACTTGCCCGCAGATCTTAAACCCTATGTGTTAGACTTTAAGGGTGCTGCTATAGAAAGCATTTACCGCAGCATTGAAGAACGCAGAACAATTATTGACGGTATGGCCAATGTGGGATCAGTGCGTGCCACACAAATCAAAGAAATGAGCGGAGTTGCCAAGGAACTGGATTTTCAATTATTAAACGCACGATTGAGCACACTGGCTGACGGCTTGGAATTAGCCGAAGAACAAATTTGGGAACTTATATGCCAATATCTCGGAGGCACTTGGTCTGGCTCAATTGATTATCCAGATAGTTTTGCCATTAGAGACACGGATCGTGAATTAGATAGACTACTGCGTGTTCATCAAGCAATACAAGATCCCCAAGCAAGACAGGCTATAGAACAGGAACTACTTGAATTAGTCAATATTGACTCAGCGATATCACAAATTGGCACTGACGGTGCCAGTGATTTAGAAGACAGCAACTAATATAATGAATAACTCTAAAGGAGGCGATGCCACAATGTCAGACAATACATTGGCGACAACAGAGGCCACTGACAACTCTGATACAACTACCAGTCAGGCTGATAAAACTTATACCCAACGCGAAGTTGATGATATGATTGCTCGTGCCAAAGGTGCTATACAAAAGCGTGTGGCACAGAAGTATGAAGATCTTGGAGATCCCGATGAACTAAGGGAAATCGTCAATCAACACCGCAAGCGTGAAACCGACGCTGCCGTTCGCAAAGGGGAGTTTGAACGAGTGATACAGGAAGTATCCTCAAAAAAGGATAGTGAAATTCAGCGACTGCGTAGTCAAGTTGAAGCATATAAATTAGAAACACCCATAATGGATGCCGCTGCTCGTATGCGTGCCGTAAATCCCGATCAAGTTCGCAGTCTTATACGCAACCGTGTAAGGCTCAATAGTGATGGCGATGTAGAAGTGCTAAACACCAACGGTGATGTATGGTATAACGATCAAGGTCGCCCTCGTGGTGTAGATGATTTAGTTCAAGAATTCTTACAACAAAATCCACATTTCTTACAACCCACCGTCAGCACCACCGCTACAAAAAGCAGTGTCTTGCCGGGCTCTACGGGTAAGATAGATGTCAATCGCTTGAATATGAACAATCCTGATGACCGTGCTTTATATAGAGAATATCGTAAAGCAAATGGCATAGCAAGATAAAGGAAAATAGCAATGGCAAATGAAACCACAAGTTCATCGTTAAATGATTTATTACCACTCATAATTTCGGAGGCGATGTTTATTTCCTCAGAACAAAGCATTATGCGTAATTTGGTAAAGAACTATACTTTACCAGCAGGTAGCGGAAAATCAATCGTTGTTCCACGCTACCCAGTTCAAACTGCCAGTTCAGTGGCAGAAGGCACTGACTTGACCAATACAGCAGTTAGCACAGACGGTGCCACACTGACCGTGGGTGAAGTTGGTATTATGACCACCGTGACAGATATGGCTGTTAGCACTGCCAGCAGCAATGTTATCGCAGATCTTGGTCAATTATTTGGAACAGCAATTGCTGCCAAACTTGACCGAGACCTAACAGCATTGTTTAGTGGCTTTAGCACACACACATTAGGTGACGGCACTGGCAACTTGTCAGCAGCAGACATTTTCAAAGCAGTTGCTAAACTGCGTGCCGCAGGTGTTCCCGCAAGTAATCTTTATTGTGTGCTATCACCCACGGTGGCCTATGACTTAAAAGCAAATATGACAAACACATTTGCTAACCCCAATGCCGGCATTTTACAAAACGAAGCAATGACAATGGGCTATGTTGGTATGATCGCAGGTGTTCCTGTATTTGAAACTGCCAATATTGCCAACACTGGCACTGCTGGCGACTATAAATGCGGTCTGTTTCATAGAGACGCACTTGGTCTCGCACTAATGAGCGATATCAAGATTGAACTACAACGCGACGCAAGTATGCGTGCCACAGAAGTAGTAGCCACAGCAGTTTATGCTGTTGGTGAAGTTTATGATGGCTATGGCGTTCAACTTCATTTTGATTCAAGTATTGAGTAATTGGCAAACAAGGAGAAGTCCAAATGGCATTTATTATAACAGGTGGGATATTTAGAAGTTTCGCTGAATATAGTGATGTTGTCCAATTGGACTCTCGTTTCTTTAGCACCAATGAAGGACTCACCGAAGACACCGTGGAACAACTATTAGAATTAGCCAGCCAACGCATACTAAGCCGCATACGGGCTTCATCGTGGTGGGCAGATTATAACTTTAGTAGAAACACAGCGTTAAACAATGACAAACGGTTATTACCTGATGTCAATGGCAAGTTCATTTTAGGCCGCCGCCAAGACTGGACTGATCTCTGTGTGTATTTCGCACTACAAGAATATATCTACCCCAAGTATGCTGACTTTGGCAATCCTGATAGTAGCGAAGTTCGTAAGATGGCTCTCTATAAAGAAAGATTTGATGATTTATGGCG